GGACATTTAGTAGAACCATTCGACCAAAAGAGAGGTTTCAATAGAAGTAATCCAAAATTGAGAGAGTTTAAAGAGGCGATTAAAATAATGGAATCATACTTATCAGAAGAAGAGAAAGAAGAATTTAAAGAATTTCAAAAAGAAAGAATGTTAACATTAACAAAAAAGAGATATTACTATTCTAATTACGGTTATGAAAATATAGAAGAACATCTAACAGATGGTGTAGAATTAATAAAAGGACAGAACTATCATAAACATAATTTAGATTATATAATAGAATGGTGGAAGAAGAAAGCACAGAAGAGATGGGAGAAACTAAATAAAGAAGGTAGATTAAGAAGTAAAATAGAAATCTTTAATAAAGAAACAATAACCAAAATAGATAAAAACGATATAATAAGATAATGGAAGATAAAGAAAGAAATACAAAGATAATCTCAATCATAATGTTGGTTGGGATTGTTTACATTATATGGGGTAATGTACAATATAGAAATAAAATAGAGATAATGGAAACAGAGATTCAACAAATTGAACAGAAATATGTGGAATTTCAACAAAAAATAGATGATATCGAAACAAAACAATAACTTTTATATTTATTATTAAACAATATACAGAGATGGAAATAAATGATTACACAGAATCACAGAGATTATTCAAATTACTTAGATTTACTAAGGAAGACGCACACTCACTACAGACATTAATGAACAAATATGTTGATAAACATTGTGTTGTTTGTGGAAAGTGTAGAGGACAAATAAGATTTACTCTTAAGAGGTATAGAAATTGGTTTACACGACACAATATCACACCTGATGAGGTTAAAGAGGACATTCATAGTTGTATAGACTGTGGTAAAGAATTAACCGATAAGAGAAGAAAAAGATGTAAAGACTGTAAATAATGACTATTAGACAAGAGAAGTTTGTTAACGAATATTTAAGTAACGGATTCAACGCTACACAAGCGGCGTTATCAGCTGGTTATTCTAAAAAAACAGCGTATTCACAAGGACAAAGATTGTTGAAACACGATGAAGTAAAAAATCAAGTGGAGAAAGTGAGAGCGAAACTTCTAAAGGATAGTGAGACAAAGGTTAGTGATTTGGTAAATGTATTAAAGGAGATTACGGAGAATGAAATAGAGAGACGACCTACCGCCTCTATTAAAGCGATAGAAGTATTATGTAAGTTATTAGGACTTAACGCCACAGAGAAATCAGAAATCACCCATCAATACCAACCCTTATTCGGACCTAAGAAGAATGACGATAAGGATGGAGGAACAAAATAAATTTGTCTATACTACCGCTATAGAGAAAATCAGAGGATTAACTAAGAGAAAAAAAATTATACAGGGAGGAACATCCGCTGGAAAAACTTTTGGTATTCTCCCCATTCTCATAGATAGAGCCATCAAAGAACCCAACTTAGAGATTAGTGTAGTATCAGAGAGTGTCCCTCACCTTCGTAGAGGATGTCTAAAAGACTTTCTCAAAATTATGGAACTAACCCATAGGTTTAAATCAGAAGACTTTAATAAGACACATTTAAAATATAAATTTCATAATGGGAGTTATATAGAATTTTTTAGTGTTGATGATGAATCCAAACTCAGAGGAGCGAGAAGAAATATTCTCTACATCAATGAAGCGAACAACGTATCCTATGAAGCGTATCTACAATTATCTATTCGTACCAACAGAGATATCTATATTGATTTCAACCCCACTCATAGGTTTTGGGCACACAATGAAGTTCTTAAAGAAGAGGATTCAGAGTTACTCATTCTTACCTATTTGGATAATGAGGCGTTAGACCCTCAGATTGTAAAACAGTTAGAACTAAATAGAGATAAAGGTATTACATCAAATTATTGGTACAACTGGTGGAAGGTTTATGGTGAAGGTTCTATCGGGGTTTTAGAGGGCGTCATCTTCGACAGTTGGACTGAGATAGATAAGATACCTGTGGACGCTAAACTTATTTGTTATGGAATGGATTTTGGGTTTACAAACGACCCCAGTACTTTAATTGGTTTGTACAAATATAACGATGAATTAATTGTCGATGAGGTATTCTATAGGAAAGGGTTGTTAAACTCCGACATATCGAATATAATGAAGTCTGAGGGGATTGTAGGAGAGGTATACGCTGATAGTAGTGAACCTAAATCTATAATGGAGTTAAAAAGATATGGACATAATGTTAAATCTGTTACCAAAGGAAGGGACAGTATTATCTTCGGTATTAATGTATTACAACAGTACCCCTTATTAGTAACAAAACGTTCATCTAATTTAAAGGATGAATTAACCAAATATAACTGGAAGAAAGATAAAGAGGGGAATACACTTAATGTTCCAATCGATTCACACAATCACGCTATTGACGCTATGAGATATGGGGCAATGATGAAGTTAGGAAAGAGAACAACAGGTATACGTCCATTTAGAATTGGATAATCCTACACACTATAATGAAGTAAAAACATAAATAGGATAATAATATTTATAATAAAAGGAAAAGAGATATGATAAAAGTAAATTTTAATATTGATGATGATGTACAATCATTTGATGTCCCAGAGAATTGGGATGAGGTTACTGTAGAACAATTTATGGAATTAGTAGAATTACAGATGGCAACTAAAGAAGAGGTTAACGTTAACCCTTTCAATACCATTATAAAGATGGTACATATAATGACAGGTATACCAATGGACATCATAGAGATGGTACCAGTAGACCAATTTCATTTAATACAAGATACTCTATTGTATACCAAAGAAGAGGTGGATATAGAGAAGAGAGATTATGTAGAGATAGATGGTGATACGTATTGGGTTAAGAATGATTTTAATAAGTTAACAATGGGTGAAACGATTACCATTGAAACATTGGTTAAGGACGCCCCTAATGAGAACGTTATGAATGTGTTCGATAAACTATTAACAATCTTTTTAAGAAAGAAAACTAAAAAGGGTAATTTAGAATCCTTTAAATCTTCTTTCTTAGATGAGAGGACAGAGATATTTAAGAGGTTACCAATATCACAGGTATATGCCATTATGATTTTTTTTTCAGATGGCGAGAATGGATTAGAGGTTCCTACAAAACCTTATTTGGAAAACCAAAAATAACAAAGAAGAAAAAAAGTAGATTTGATAGTATAACAGGACCGACAGAATTAAACGCACAATTCAAATGGCATAAGATTATTCATACCCTCATCAAAGAGTTAAATTGTACAGATGAGGACATATATGAAAAGAATTATATAAGTTGTTTAAATTGGTTGGCGTATTTACACGAAGATTCAAAGGTTAGGGAAACATTAATGAAACAACAAACAAGATAGATATGGCTTTAAGTGGAACAACAAAGATAGTAACGATGAATGAGTTAATAAAGAAGTTTGATACCTTCTCTCAGAATCATCAACAATTAAAAGATTTCGGATACGGACCTACATCAGAAATAGGGGTATCTCGTAAAATGGATTTTCCTTATATGTGGATTACACATAGAGGTCCTTCTTCAATCGTTGTGGCCAATAAATCACAAATACCAGAGATGTCATTAACATTTATCATTGTCGACCAAATAAACTCTCAGAAGAATTATTTAGATGAGAATGGATTAGATAGTGATAACCAACAAGAAATCATCTCAGATTGTTTTCAAATAGTACAAGACCTCATCAATTACATCTCCTCTGAGTTAGGGGTACAAGGTGTTAAGTTAATGGATGAGAGTGTAACTGTTGAACCAACGTTTGATGATACAGATGATAGAGTAACTGGATGGGTGGCTGATGTACCCTTAAAACTAATACACTTTAATTGTTCAACACCAATAGTATAATGGCGAAGATAACACTATATGATAGAAAGTTGATGAATGAGTTTGGTAAGGACTATGTTAAAATCCTTATAAGGTTACTTAAGAAAAATGGTAAGGACGCTACGGGAGCGTTAATCAATTCAATCAGTTATAAGTTAAGGGATACCGCTGGTATAATACAATACCAACTAATAGCCAATGATTATTTACAATACGTAGACGAAGGTAGAAAAAGAGGTTCATACCCACCAATGAGAGCGATATCAGATTGGGTAAGAGTAAAGGGGATTAGTAAGGACGCAGTATTTCCGATTATGAGGAGTATATATAAATTTGGTATTGAACCAACAAACGTCCTTAAGGATACAATGAAAGAGATTCAAACTTCACCAACGTTACAGAAAAAATATGAGGATACATTAGAGGAACAATTGGAAAAGTTAATAGAGGCGGATTTAATAAAATTACAACAATAAAATTATAGATAGATGAATGTAATCACACAACCTTCAGAACATATGGGAGCGTATTCAGCGATACCCCTAAGAGTATTCGATACTGACGCTGAGTTATCGGACAATTATAAATACATAGTTAACATCATTTGGGATAAGGTTGAATTCAGTGGAACCTCATCAGCCAATATAAATGGTATTGTATATACATCATTACTTACAACCACCCCTCACAATTTTACAAAGGGTGATACTGTATTTGTTAATGATATAAATAATAGTGATGAACATACTAACTATTATATCGTCAGAAGTGTTTTAGACGATTCTACGTTAGTATTAGACAAATTATGGGAAACACCATACGGACCTAATTTAGAATCCACTGTAAGTAGAGTTATAAAATATAAGTTAAATCCAGATTTAGAGAATGAATGTAAATTGGATTTATCTAATACATTAAAAGATTTTGTATCACAGAACTTAGATGATACCATTTCTGATTTACCCTTCTTAGGGGACACCACACGATTTGATTATGATTTATCAATAGGTAGTGAATCACAATATGTATTAAGATTTGAAGATAATAGATTTGAGGACGGCAATGTAGGTTTCTTAACAGAGACATTTACAGGTGTTACAGACACACCATTCCAAATAGGAGACCAAATACAAGTCGACCAAGATATAGAAGAGTGGAATTATACAGATAACTTCTTCTTTAGTGGTAATGTAGGTTTCACAGGAACCACCTCACATAACTTCTTAAGTGGACAAACAATACAAGTGGTAGGACAGGTTACCAACCCTCAATATAATGGATTTACAACGATTATAGATGTTCCAGATTCTCAGTCATTGGCTACGAGTATTACATTTGGTAACGCTTCACCAGTGGAAGGGGGTACAATATATGGTACAAGTCGGCCATCATATAATGGTGTATCAACGATTATAGATATTGTTACTGCGGCAACAGGTGTTATATTGGTTGTAGATAAACCATTTACTACCGCTAGTGGAGAGATAGGAGGAAAGATTCGTTTCGCTGATGGTAGAATAACCCCTACATTTAACGAAGTTAATATACAAGATTTAAAGTGTTATAACGCACATATAAACAGATTAGATTATAGTGTAGATTCTTTTGAACCATATTACATCGACCCAGTTGATTGTACAGGTTCTACTTTTGATAATAAGATATCTACATTCTTAACACATAACAACCCTTCACAGAAATATAGAATAGAACCTTCTACAAAGTCCTTCTTATTGACACATACGGACACTGGGAGTACTTCTAATGGATTAGGATTTGATTTCTATAATAGTAATAACGAACTCTTAGGAAAGGTGTCACAACAAAGTATTTTCTATGAGGATATGTATTCACCAATTGGATTAGAACAATTGGCTACGAACATAGATAGTTACATTCAACTTAGTGGTGTTACATCAGACCCTTTCAGTTCGTATAGTGGTAGTGTTGATAATTACTCAGTATATCTGTCATCCGACTTGGATCGTGACTGGGAAAC